TATTTGCGTAATCCGCTGGATAATCAAGAGGTTAAGCCGTGATGGCCGTCCCGATCGAACGGGTTGCGGGAGTAAGCGCAGCCGGCGCTAGCGCAGCCCCCACGCCGATGTACGGCGATTACCTGACGGCCCATGGAGTATGGCTGCTCTCATACGCAGAGTGGCTGCAAGTGCTTGGTGGGTTGTATGTGGCAACCCTACTGGTAAAAATGGGCGCGAGCTGGATACAGCGGAGGGGCAAGAAATGAACCCAATTGGCGCCATAAGCGGCATAGTCGGCAAGGTGATCGACAAGGCGTTCCCGGACAAAGACGAGGCCAACCGCATAAAGGCTGGGATTGACGCTCAGTTGATAAACATGGACCTGGAGCAGCTAAAGGCCGCGACAAGCATCATCACAGCCGAGGCCGGGGGCGAATCATGGCTACAGCGCAACTGGCGCCCGGTGACCATGCTGACATTTGTGGCCCTTGTTGTAGCACATTGGCTTGGCTGGACGGCCCCCAATCTGAGCGAGGATCAGACCCTGGCTCTCCTGGAGATAGTCAAGATCGGCCTGGGCGGCTATGTTTTAGGCCGGAGCGGCGAAAAGGCGGTTAAGGCATGGCGTCAATCATAAACTGGCTGGAGAGTGGGGAATGAGCTTTATTGAATTTCCAGGGCCAAAAGCCCAAGACGTGGGGTTCATGGAATGCCCCTGCTCTGAGGATGCTTGGTTCATGCCTGTGGCTATAGCGGACCCTCACCGCCCGGTCATCGTTGGCATTCAGTGCCCAGAATGCGAGGCATATTTCGACGTTGTCAACGGGATAGTGCAGGATATTCATGGGGGAGGTGCCGGATGATTGTTGACCTGGAGCGCTTTGCCTATGGACCTGATGCCACACTAGGGCGCCTGATTCTCCCCGGCACAGTCCTTTACACCATAGAGCGCCCTTGGCTGGACAATACGCCGTTCAAGTCCTGCATCCCTGAGGGGGTTTACAATGTTGGGAAATACAGCTCCCCCAAATACCCGGATGTATGGGAGCTGAAAGATGTACCAGAACGCACACACATCCTGATCCATGCTGCCAACTGGGCAAAAGATGTTCAGGGCTGCATAGGCGTAGGGATGGACTTGGCGCCCGGAGAGTGGTGGGTAACATACTCAAAGAACGCCTTGACTATCCTGCGGACCCTGCTCCCGGATGAATTCGAGATCAACGTAACCCACTACATCCCCCAGTATCCATAGGTGCCCCATGCCAAAGAAACAAAACCTGCTCAAAGACGCCCCCCTGATGGGCAGAGCCAACATCAAAAACCTCCCGAACTTGGTGGCGGCGGGTATAATCACTCCAGAGCAAGCCGACCAGATACGCAAGCAGCACGAGGAAAAGCAGAAGAAGGACAAAAAGTGACAGATTTTGACAGAATGATCACCGACTCCATAGACTCACTGGCCACCGGTAATCCCAAGGAAGCCGCAGAGTCACTGGTAGAGATAGCCCGCCTCATGCATAGCGTGGGATATCCACACCGAGGTTTTATCTCCGTCCGCGCCCACATCATTGCTGAGGCAACCCGCAGGACTGATCAACATTTCATCGCTGACCGCCTCAAGATTGCAGAGCGGGAGTTGCAGAAAGCCCGATTTTTCACCCATTGATATAAATCAGAGTAATAGGAGACGCCGCACATGAGCGATACCGTCACCAAAACCAAAGACAAGAACCGCCGGGTAAGGCAGGAGGCCCTGAGAGAGCAGTTATCAAAGCAGAAGCACTTGGAGCATGTTGTTGAAAATCTTAAGAAAATCGAGGATGACGAACAAATTTTAGACAGTTTGATGATACAGCGACTGAAGATAGCCAATGAAACCCGGCTGAAGCTGTTGAACAAGTACCTGCCGGACCTCAAGCAAGTCGAGGCAGAGATAAACGCAGACGTTGGATTAACTGTCAAAGTGATTAAGTATGGAAGTCAGGATTCCGAATAGCTGGGACCCCCGCGAGTATCAGGTCCCTTTTTTTGAGGCCGGCAAGAAGCGGGCCGTGCTCGTATATCATCGTCGCGCCGGCAAAGACTCAATGTCCCTCAACTACACGGCCACACAAGCGTTTGACCGGGTGGGCAACTACTGGCACATGCTGCCCAAGATCACGCAGGCCAGAAAGGCAATTTGGAACGGTATAGACCGGGACGGGCGCAGGATCATTGATCAGGTGTTCCCCAAGGAGGTCCGGAAGCGCACTAACGGGCAGGAGATGATCATTGAGCTGGCCAACGGCTCAACTTGGCAGCTCTGCGGATCAGACAACTATGACTCGCTTGTGGGCTCTAACCCGGTGGGCGTGGTGTTCAGCGAATGGTCCTTGTGCGACCCCAACGCCTGGAACTACATACGCCCCATGCTGGCGGAAAACGGGGGCTGGGCGCTGTTTATTTACACGCCGCGGGGCAAGAACCACGGCTATACGCTCTACCAGATGGCCAAGAAAAACCCGGATTGGTTCTGCGAGATTCTCACAGTCAATGACACCAAGCGCCCCGACGGCTCCCCAGTGATCGGCCCTGAGATCATCGCAGAGGAGCGCGCCGAGGGAATGGATGAAGCCCTAGTGCAACAAGAGTACTTTTGCAGCTTCGACGCGCAGATCCCCGGGGCATACTACGCTGACGAGCTCCAGCGCGCCCGTGATGATGGCAGGATCGGACAGATACCGATTGACCCAATGCTGCCCATTAGCACGGCTTGGGACCTTGGAATCAGCGATTCCATGTCGCTGTGGTTCTACCAAGTGGCCGGCAAAGAGATACGGCTGGTCCACTACTACGAAGCCAACAACAAGGGCCTTGAGCACTACGTGCAGTACATCCGCAAATTCTGCACCCAGCATGGTTGTTCAGAAGGCGAACACTTGGCCCCCCACGATATCGAGGTTAGGGAGTTGTCAACCGGTCACACGCGCAAGACAGCAGCTGCCAAGATGGGACTGACGTTCCGCACAGTCCAGCGCCCACAGGCTAAATCAGAGGGAATACAGGCGGTCAGGCGGATACTCCCTCGCTGCTGGATTGATGAAAACCGGGCAGAGCATGGCTTGGCATGTATTTCCTCCTATCACCGGGAGTATGATGACAAACTTCAGGCATTCAAGGACAACCCGGTGCACGACTGGGCTAGTCACGGCGCGGACGGACTGCAAACCCTGGCGCTTGGATACCGGGAGGTAGTGGCCAAATCAAGCCGTCCCACGGCGATACAGGCAAACACCAACTTTTCGATATTTGGGTGACTTATGGGCGACATTAACGCAAGAAAAACCCTGCTGCTGGGCAAAGAGATTGGCGACCGGTTCTCGCCGGCCACCCAGTTGCGCCGCAAGCTTGATGAAAAGACGCCTGAGCCATCTTCCCTCAAGCGCCGACGTAGGTCCCTGACGCGGTTTATCACGCCCGAAAAGCTGGGCAAAACCCATCAAGAGGGCACGTTTAATGAGTAGGTGGCACGTCTGCTTTTGCGAGTCACGCTCTGATCGCTGGTGGAAACGCTTCCTCCGGCCCGGGTTTAGCCACGTGTTTGCGTACATGGTGATAGCCGAGGACTTGTCACTTGTTGTCGACAGGACGGAAACAGAGCTGAACATCTACCACTCAAATGCCCAGGAGCCCGAAGATTGCATAGTTGTGGAATATGAGTCACGGGTCATGCCCACCGGACTCATGCCCAATCTGGGCACTTGTGTGTCAATCACCAAGCATTTGCTGGGTATCCGTGATCCGCGTATCATCACACCCTGGCAGCTATATCAACATTTGGAGGACCATTATGGTAGCCTCAAAGCCCAAGAAGCCTAAGAAGACCGGCGAGGAAGTTTCCGCCGAAATGCGGCAACGCGTCGCCCTGGATCGGGAAACCGAGGAGGAAGAGCGGCGAATGAGAGCTTTGTCGCGTCGCCGCCTTGGCGCCTCTAGCCTGCTCGCCGGCCTGCCTGGCGGTCCTGCCGGGGCTGGATCAGGTACCGGTGGTTCCGGATCTGCCATTGGTGGCGGAGGTACTTCTGGTGGAGGCGGTGGTGGTGGAGGCCGTGGCACTGGTATCCGCCAGCTGCAACGATAATGGGATTCCCGATACCCCCAGAGCTTGGGAATGCTGAAAAGCTCAAAGACCGCGCAAACCGGGCATTTGGCCGGGAATCCCTATGGGAGGACCAGCTACAGGACGCCTATGAGTATTTCCTACCCCAGCGCGACCGGTTCACCGACAAGGGATTCCAGGATCAGGGCCAGAAGAAGACCGACCGCATCTTCGACGAAACCGCCCCTGTCGCAATCAAAAACTTCGCCTCTCGCATCCAGGAGCAGATAACCCCAATCTGGCGACACTGGGCCACTTTCTCGCCCTCAGATGAGATAGAGCGCCTACTTCGCCAGCCCAACGTCCAGGTCGATGAGAAGGCGCTTAGGGAGAGCCTGGAGGAGTACGCAGAAATAGTCTTCGACTACATCAACCGGTCGAATTTTGCGACACAGATCAGCGAATGCTATCTGGACCTGGCAATTGGCACGTGCGCTCTTGACGTGGACGAGGTGGATGATGAGGACTCACCAATACAGTTCAACGCTGTTCCACAGCACCAAATAGCGCTGGAGGAAGGCCCGAAGAGCTCCATTGACGGCACATGGCAAAAGAAAGAGGTCAAGGCCCGGAATATCGAGGCTGAATACCCAGGGTTCCAGCCCTCCGAGAAGCTGTCCAGGATCATACAAGACAAGCCTGATACGATGGTGCCTTTGCTGTTTGGTGTGATCAAGCAGAAAGGCGTCTGCCATGCATTTGTGCTGGAGAGCGGAGAGAGCCAATTTAGCTGGCATGTTAACTACGGCAAGACCTCGCCTCGTATAGTCGGCAGGTGGGCGGTTGTGTCTGGTGAGCTTAGGGGTAGAGGTCCCGCACTCGATGTATTGCCAGCAGTTAAGACCCTGAACAAAGTTGAGGAATTCGCGCTCAAGAAAGCCGCGATTGACCTGGCTGGGATCTACACGGCCACCGATGATGGTGTAACGAATCCATACAATATCCGCATAAATCCAGGGATTGTTATTCCAGTAGGTAGTAACAACAGCCAAAACCCGTCAATTCAAAGACTCGACACCACCGGGGATCTACAGCTAACTCAGTTCGAAGTTGAGCGGATGCAGGCGAACATTAAGACGGCCCTATTCAACGACATGCGCGACCCCACTGGGCCGGTGCGCTCTGCTACTGAGATAGCGATAGAGGCCCGTGAGCTGGCATCTAGGATGGGAAGTGCCTTCGGGCGTTTGCAAACCGAGGTCCTTATCCCTGTTTTGCAGCGAGTAGCGTTCATCCTACAGCGCCGGGGGATCATCGAGCCTATCCAGATCGGGGGTAAAGAGATTGCGGTTAAGTTCACATCGCCCTTGGCGCGGGCACAAGACACTGACGACCTACTTGCGGTACAGCAGGCTTACGAATTCACCTTGGCCACGGCGGGCCCGCAGATGGCGCCGTTACAGTTCAAGGTAGAGGACTTCGGCAAGTACGCCTCGGAGAAGATGGGAGCGCCGGCTGAGTTGCTGAGGAGCGATGCCGAGAAGCAGCAGATAGCCGCCAACGCAGCCCAGGTGCAACAGGCTCAAATGGAGCAAGGCCAACCACCGGTGAGCGTACAATGAGTTGGCAAGACCTGGATACCGACGATGAGCAAGCCAAGACGGCCATCGAAGCCAAGAAGCAAGCGTCCCGGGACCTTGCCCAGCTCTGCCACCGGGTATTCTCGACAAGCGACGGGGAGCAGTTCCTGGCCCACCTCTCGCAGAGGTTCATTTACGACAACGATATCGACCTCACGCACCCGAACTACCAAGCCGCGTCCGCGTACCACAACGGGGAGCGCGGAGTAGTGAAGTACATCCATCACCTGATGTTGAGATCCCAACAGCTCTAGCCCTGAAAGGAGGACACCTTGAGCTACACACGCGAAGACTTGGAAGGCATGAAAATGTCTGACCTACGCGAGCTGACTGACGCCAAATCAGTCAGGCGCGAGGATTTGATCCACGCAATCCTCAGAACCCCCGCCGTAGACTTGCCTGATCCTCCAGCGAAAGAAGGGTATAGTACGGAAAATCCCGGGGAGGTATTGCCCAATCCTGCATATGAGATAGATGCCCCGGAGCGCTGGACCCCGAAGCGGGAGTGGCTGGACAAGCTGGCCAACCAATACAAGATCGACCGATTCGTGTGGGTGGAGAACTTCCGCGCATACCGCGTGTTCGTCAACGGCAAGCATGTTGACTGGATAACGGCTGAGCAACTGCACAAGTTGTTCGGTGAGCCGATACCGCGCCTGAAACGATCCCGGATGCCCCAGCGTCCCATGAAGAACGACCGAATCATCAAACATATCGATTGAGGGATACTATGAGCGAAGAAGCGAATACCCCACCTGCCCCCACTGAAGCGTCGGGCTCCATTTTGAATCAGCCTGTAGAGCTTGGAGAGGGCGAAGTCTGGCTTGCAGAAGGCGTCAAAGGCAAAGCCGAGGGCCTGGACTGGTACAAGGCCGATAAGTACAAGACCGTTGCTGAGCAAGCAAAAGCGTACAGCGAGCTGGAGAAGAAGTTCGGCGGCTTCAAAGGTGCCCCCGAATCCTACCAAATGCCTGATCTTGGCGGCATACAGCTGGACCCCGAGGACCCCTTGTACTCGCAATTCAGCGAGTGGGCCAAGGGCAAAAACATGGACCAGGATGCATTCGGCGAAGCAATTGAGATGCTGTCCACCTACGTGGAAACCGCTGATGCTATCGACCAGAAGCAAGAGTTGGAGAAGCTTGGTCCCCAGGCTGGGCAGTTGATCCAGCAAGCAGGCAGGTTCCTGGACAACCATTTCGAGGGTGAAGACCTGCAACGCGCCCGTGATGCCCTGACAACCGCAGATAGCGTGTGGCTGGTCAACAAGCTGATAGGTGCCACAGCACCACCCAAACTACCCAGTGAGGGCGGCCATAACCCCGAAGGATTGACAGCCGACACCCTCCGGGAAATGGCCAACAAGACCAATGAGGCCGGCCAACTGCTGCGCTCAGTCGATCCGGCCTACAACCGCCAGGTGCAACAGGCATACGAGAAGTTCTATGGTGATCAGCCGGCACAGTCATTTGTAGGTTGATTTCGGCCACAGATAGGCCATAATGGCCAAATCCGCAGGGATACCCTCTGAGCAAGTGCTCATTCGAGGCCCCGATTGGAACCCAGGTTTACGCTTGGCCCGATCGGGGTTCAAACCCCAAGGCCACCCAAGCAAGAACCTCTGAAATTGAAAGCAATTCGGAGGACTTGTTATGTCCAAGTTTCTTAGTTCCGCCGCGTCGCAGGAATTCGATGATATGGTTCATCAGGAATTCCAGGGCGTAGGCAAAATCCGTGACACCGTGACTCTGCGTAATAACGTGGTCGGTGACACCTACAATTTCCGTCGTATGGGCCAAGGCCTGGCCAACCAGAAGTCTACCGCCGATGAAGTGACCCCGATGGACGTCACCCACGACCTGATCCCGGCAGTTCTGGAGAACTGGAATGCTCCGGAATACACCGATATCTTCGACCAGGCCGAAGTCAATTTTGACGAGAAGCGCGAGCTTGCCCGATCCATCGCTATGGCCCTTGGCCGTCGCCTGGATCAGATCGTCATTGACGCCCTTGAAGCATCTACCCCAGCCACTACCACTGTCCCGGCAGGCGGTACAGGTCTCACCGTGGCCAAGCTGAGTGCCGCTGCAACCGCACTCACTGACTTTGGCGTACCGGGTGGTAATCGCACCATCCTGATTACTGCTGCTGGCCTGGAAGACCTGTTGGCTGATGAGGAAGCTACCAGTATCGACTTCAATAACGTCCGTGCTCTGGTTTCCGGAGAGCTTGACACCTATGTTGGATTTAAGATCAAGGTGATCGAAACCCGGGTTGAGGGTGGTCTGGTAACTACGGCTGGCGATATCACCCAGGCATGGGCTTACCACCGTGACGCTGTTGGTCTCGCCATTGGCATCGACCTTAAGACTTCCGTTGACTGGATCGCGCAGCGCACCGCGTGGCTCTCCAACGGCATGATGAAGGCCGGCGCTGCTGTGCGTGACCCTCGCGGCATTATTCAAGTCGATTACGACAATTCACCGTAAGGAGGTGATTCATGGCTTTTGATCCCGATGGCCTCCAGCGTATTGGAGGCGCCAACTCTGACTCCCGCGCTGTCTGGGTGTATGCATCCACTGAGGATGCGGTTGCCGCAATTGTTGCAGCTGATTACTTCCTTGACCGTATCGACGAGATGAAGCTCCAAGATATTGTCTTTGTGATTGATTCAGCTGGCGTTGTAACCCTGTCCTATGTTTTGGCACGGGTTTTGGCAACCCCAACCATTACGCTTGCGCCGGGCAACACAGTAGCCGCTGCCTAATAATAGCCCCCTTCGGGGGGCGCTCCTTTAGGAGATCTAAGTGGCGACAAAAATTGACATGATCTCAAACGCCCTGATCCTGCTGGGCGACCTTCCGCTTAATGATCTTGACGAGGAGCGGGACGCGGCTGTCTATTCCCGTAACTTGTATGACGGGATAGCAAAAGCTGAACTGTCCAAACATTACTGGGGATTTGCGCGGAGAAAGCAGGTTTTGTCCGAGCTGGTAGATGCTCCTGCCGACAAAGAATACAGGCGCATCTATCAATTGCCGTCTGACATGTTGGTGTTGATCAAAACCTACCCCAACGCTTACGACTATCAGGTTTACGGCAAGCAGATTTTCACAAATGCCCGTATCACCTCGGTGGACTACATTGCTAATGTTTCAGAATCCCAGTGGCCCCCATATTTTGAAAAGCTGATGGAGTTTGCCCTGGCTAAAGACCTGGCCATTCCGGTTCGGGATGCGGAGACAAGAAAGCAGGAAATGCAAAACGAGTACATCATACAATCCCGAATGGCCAGATATATGGATTCCCAGCAACACCCTCAGAAGCAACCACAAAACCACCCGTTCATTGATGTGAGATTCTAATGGCGTTCAATCTAGACAATTTATCTCGCGGGTCCTTTATCAACGGCGGGACTGTTTGGCGCTACGCGACAACAGATGGAGTCGCGGATATACAGACAACGGACTATTTCTCGGTCGCATGGCCGGAAATGCATGCAGGGGATATTATCCTAGCTTCCACAGCTAATGGTTTGGCTGTTCTGGATGTGAAATCGTCGGACAAGGATTCCGTCTCCGTTTCTATCAGTGTCACCTCCTCAATCCAGTTTGACACATCGGGAACGGGGTTTATTGGCGAAGGCCAAATAAGCTGGAATGAAGACGATCAAACATTAAACATTGGCACCGAAAATGACACTGTAGTGCAGGTTGGTCAGGAGGTGCTGATGATAGGTCGCAACGTAAGCGGTACGCCTCTTTTAAATGGAGAAATCGTTTTCATCTCGGGCGCATCTGGTGAGCGCCCTGCTATTGACCGCCCGCAAGCGAATGCGGTAAGCGGAGATTCTACTATAGGCATTGTGACGCAGATATCCATAGAAGATAACGCCTCTGGGTTTGTGACACTGCTGGGATTAGTCCGTGACATAGATACATCCGCGTGGAACGAAGGCGATCCGTTGTGGCTGTCGGAATCCGTAGCCGGAGCCGTGACTAACATAAGGCCAGATCCGCCAGACCGTGCGATCCGCATGGGCTTTGTTGTCCGCAAGCATGTGGATAGCGGGGTGATTTTCGCACGCCCCATTCCGGGTTTATCTGTTAATGATTTGCATGACGTAGTTATAACGAACCCAAACGATGGAGATATAATCACATTTGATTCCGCAACTGGAACTTGGGTCAACGAACCCCAGGGGGATTGATCCGTGCCAAGGACAAAGCCCACCCAGAATTCCTTCACCGCCGGGTTTCTATCGCCTCTGCTCAAGGGACGTACTGACCTCAATCAGTACTATCAAGCCCTAGAAATAGCCGAGAACGTGATCCTGATCCCCCAGGGCGGGATACGTAGGCGCCCTGGTACTAAGTTCATCGACAAGGCGCCAGGTGCGACTACGCGCAACACTACGGTCCCTACGATGCCGGAAGGAGGTACAGCGGCTGATATCAACGATGGGGACGCGGGGACGACAGCGACCACCACAAACGATCTGGACAGTGCCGACCCCTTTGTAATTGCGCATTACGATTTATTATCAACAGAAATTGTCCCCTATGTCGATGTGCTACAGATCAGCCTGTCTACCGGAACCGAGAGCAGGATAGAAGTCCAATCGTCCGACGATGATGTAGCGTGGACCACCCGGCAGGTTTTGTCGACCATAACCACAACACCCCAGGATATTCGGGTGCTGGGCGACACGGCGCGCTATTTCCGGCTGGTTAAAATTGGTTCTGGCGGACCGTCTGCGACAGTAACCTTGGGTGAATTCAACATCCGCACCCAGACAGGGCTGTCCGAAGTTAAACTGCATGATTTCCCGATAGAGCGAGACCGGCAATATCTCTGCGCCTTTACCGAGGGCAATGTCAGGATCTACCGGGATGGAGTGAGAGTTTTTGACGTTGCGATGCCCTACGATTCCGGGGACGTGATGGACCTGCGGGTTTCGCCGACTGAAACCGTGATGATCATTGTTCACCCGGATCACGCTCCTCGTCGGCTGGCGAATCTGAACAGCGCCGATGATGAGTGGATCACCGATCTA